TGGGTCCTGTAACACGTAAAAGTGAAAAAGAAATGGAATGTCTTCTTCTTCCCATTTTCCATCATCATTCATAATTTCAATCTTTTGTATCAATACAGCCTATGCACAATATCTTCGATCTACAATCGATTCTTTCTTACCTCTCTTCTTTAAATATGTTTCCATTTCTTTTTCACTTTTACGTGTTACAGGACCCAAATAAACACGTACTTCATCTGTAATATTAATAACTTCTTCAAGTGGTTCTTCTTGATATGAAACAGGAAAGTCTCCAATATCAACTTCAACCTCAACAGGCTCTTCTAATTTCTCACTAATATGTTGAAACTTAGCAACACTTCCCATAGAGGCTTCACGAATTTTCACTAACATGAAAATTCTGTCTTGAATGCAAATGCTATCTGCATTAAACTCTTCACCATCAACTGTGTCAACACATGATTCAAGTACTTGATCCAATGATTGATTGATCAAAAATTCGTCTCTCGACTCCATGGCCTTTAAATAATTCTTCAAATGCTTGTTCATCATAGGACGAAATGCTGCTTTCTTTCTTAAATAAGGAAGCTCAACAATGCGTTCTGAAACAGACTCTTTTCTTCCTAAAACAAGCTTCTGACGTAGATTATCAAATGACTTTGCCATTTCTTTCTCCTTCAATAAACTATATTATACTTGAATGGGGAAAGTTATCAACGAAAGAAGGGGACCAAAGGCCCCCTTCTTTTTCTTTTTGAATATATAAACTCTTTATTGTGGATTAAAGTTTCCGTTTTCATCCAATGCTGGGGTACGTGGAATCTGAACAACATTGCCACGAATCATACCTTGAACGTTTGTAGCATCCCCACGTTCTGAACTTAAGACAAAATAATCATAACGAATTGTGACTGGGAATTGTTCTAATGCAGTTCCGTTTTCATGACTAACATCAATAGCACCCACAGCCAATGGAAAAGCACCAACCAAGTTATATGCAGCGGTAATCTGGTTATTACGAGAAAGCTGAGCAATACTTATCTGGTCAGACTTGTATTGGTTGCTGTGACCTTGTGTACCATCACCAATGTCATATGCAATAGATTGCCATGACATAAATAATCTTCTTAACTCTTGTGCTTCATCTGACAAGAATGTAATATCCATTTGTGCAAATGTAGGAGTTCCAGCAATATTAATTTGTACACCTTGAAAGTGTATAGGAACTTCTTGTAATGTATAAGCCGGTAATTGGGCATTTCGTGCCAAAGCAGTAACAACGGTATCACGACCAATATGCGGAATATGAACCAAAAACAGATATGGACGACCTGGATCGCCAATTAACTGTCGAAAGCTATGCAAGTTAAAACCTTGCGGTTCGCTTGGTAATGGCATCTCTTAATTCTCCTATGTCATTTCATATATATATTAAAGCCTCTCAACGACTTCATTAAATTCAATGCCTGTGGCCACAGCAGTGAATGTAAGTCTGATAAATTCAGCAACGCGAGTTGGTTTAACCAAAATCTCAGCATTGAATTCATTTTTGTCAACAACCTGTGGCGGATTGTTGGTTTCATCACAAACTACCAAATAATCAAATACACCCCTACGTGCTTGAACTGTAGATAAGAATGGATTGACTACACCACGGAATCGTGATCGTGTATAAGAATCGTTGAACTCAAACAAGAAGAAACGAGCAGCTTTCTTGATCGACTTCTCCAAGTGTAAGAACAAACGACGAACATTGATTCTGTCAAATGCACTTGCTCTGGATAATAATGTCTTCTGACCCCAGATCACAATTCCTTCTCCAGTGAACTTCACAACTGGATTAATGCGTGCATAATAAATGATGTCTCGTTGTCCTTTATTTGGGTTAACTGCAACATCAACAACATTACTAATAATGCCTCTATTCAAACCTGCTGGAGCAAACCATTGTGCATCACTGAAATCAGTAAATGCCATGACAGCAGCAGCAAAGCCTGTTACAGGAACCCAACGTTCTTTCTCTGCGAAACGGTCAAATACTTTAAACCAGTTACCGTAAATAGCACTATACGATGAATTAACATTCAATGTATTAGATACATAATTTCTCATAGTTGTATATGGATTAGAAATTGGCTTAAAGTTACTTGGATTCAAAACAGTATTAAGAGGAACGTTCAATACTGCCATACAATCAAGTCGAACCTCTCTTGCAATACTATCAATGTATCGCTTGACAGAATCTGGATAGTCAGCATCAAGCAACAAATCAACTTCAAGATCTTCTGGATTTGTGAACCACTTGGTCCATTGCTCCATGATCTCGCCTGTTAAATCTGCTAAACTAGAACCTGTAACTTCGCCAGTCAACTGATCAGCACCACCCAAGAAAGTTCTACGTGTTGTGATAACTGGTTCACCACTAGCACCATCTCTCGTATGTCCAATAAAGAAGTAAATATAACTTGAACCTGCACCAGGTGCATCTTCTCTTGGGTTAACTAAATCTGGTCCAAACATTCTATTACCATTGCCATCTCGTTTGTCTGGATCATGAGAGAAGACATAACTTTCAACATTATTTCCAAATTCGTCCCAAACGATCAAGACACCTTCATCAAGCTCATCTGGTCCATTTTCAAAGTTAGTTAAAATGTTCAATGTACTATTATCAATAGTCCAATCTGTTGTACCTGTTGGAGGGGGAGTTAAAACATCATATTTGATCAAAGAGTTGGCAAGATAATCATTTGCTGGTGTTCCAGGGCTTGCTGTTGTACTTGGTGTACCTGGATCACCATTATAATATTTACTAGCAATTTCATTTAATTCATCTTGATTGACTGCCTCAACAAGTTCATTTTTAAGATCAAGTAACAAATTCCAATCAGAAGAATTGACAACCGTTACAGAAATATCATCGTAATAAGTTCCGGGGCCTACACCATAAAAGTGATAGACATCATTTGTGAAAAGATTGTTTGATGGGTGATCAAGTTCTCCTACATCAGAACCTTCTGGAAGTGTATAGTCTTTTTTGGCTTCATGTTCTTTTATATCACTATAATCAAGTGGGAATGTCTCCGTCAATTTTGTTGTTTCATCACTTAAAATAAGATTTCCACCAGCAGATGCTGAAACGCCATATGTCAAACCAGCAACAGCTTTTGTATCGTCTTCAGTTCGTACTGCCCAAAGCTGGTCACTTTGTTTTAAGAAAGCTTCAGCAGTGAACCAGTGTGTATAATTGAAGTCTTGTGGTCTGCCATACACGTCTTCCAAATCTCCAGTACTTGTTAATGCTCTTCGAACATTTACTGGACCTTTTTCAGCATGAATAACAATCCCACCTACAGCCGATGTAACGGATGGTATGACTTCAGTTATGTCTCTTTCTCTGATTCGAACGTCTGGCGAAAGAAAGTCAGCCATTTGGACACTCCTTTTTCTCATTTATTAATGCACAATGATTTCTCAATTATTTATATTCATTTCATTTAACATTTAGGATGTTTTAAAAAATTACCACCAAACAACATCACCAGGCGGTCTTTGGCCAGGATTTACATCCTTATTTAGCCAATCATCATTTTCTTCTTCATCATTTCTTAGCACATTTTGCCAGACTTCATATGCATCTCGATCAATCTGATTCATGTCATTCTCATCATAATCTTCAGATCCATCATAATTTTCCCATGTATCTTGAAGATCTTCAAAAAAGGATGACTTTAAACAACATGCCAACCATACACAAGTCATAACCACATCATCAAAACAATTCTTACTTTTCTTAGCTTGGAAAATTTTAGGTCGAACTTCTTCAAAATAACTCAACTCATTAATAACTTGTTCATCATTCAAAATTATTTGTTTATTTTCTAAAAGTTCCTTAAACCATGCACATGCAACTGGTTTATTACCACGGGTCGAATATACACCAAACTTGCTACGATCATAATCAACAAAGAAATTTTCATATTCATAAGGTTCATCTAATAACCTATTCAACATTTCTTCACCTAAATTAGCATTTGTCTCAATAATAAGATATGCATCATTCCAACAACGACACATTTCATATACAACTTGAGTAAATTGAGGAACATTCAAGTCATTACGTCTATAACAACATACTTGGGTCGCAGGGTTGTCAGGGAAGTCTGTCACGTCAAAAACATTCGCAACTGAGTAATCAGACCCCACACCATTACAAACGTCCACAGAGATTAAATAATGATGACCTTGTTCCGGTTTAGACCACCATTTTGTCCAATCATCTGGTGTACTAATAGGTTCTTTTTTAATAAGGTGCTTCGTCATAAAATCAGCATCAATCAGTGTCGTTGATGAACCTTCAAAACGGCATCCATACTCTGCATTAAAACGAATTTTTCCAATATTTTTAATAGTCTCTTCTTTCCAATTCTCATCACGACCAGGAACTTCCCACCAATTGACTTGAATCGGAGTAAAAGAATTTTGCTGCTGTTCTGCTTGTCTCCACAAATCATAAAAAAGATTGCCTGTACCATTCGGTGTCGATACAACAATAATTGAACCACCAGTAGAGATTGTTGGATAATTTGAAGCCCAAAACTCATCTGCAATACTTGAGGCAACAAATGCAAACTCATCAAGCATCAACAATGAAACAGATAATCCACGTAACGCATCTTTTGACGTTGCTTTAGCAATAATTTCAGAACCATTATCAAATTTTATATTGAATGCATTATATTCTTTTAATCCAGGTTGAATATGCTTAGGAAGCTCTTCATATGCCAATTTAATTTCATCAAGAATAGATTTTGCAATATCAGCTTTGTTAGCAAGAATAGCAACCGTTTTATTTCTATTAAAAATTGCAAACCATAACATGTAAATAGCTGAACAGGTAGTCTTACCAACTTGTCGTGCAGCTAAAAGTACAATAAATCGATGCTCTTGAAGTGCTTGTAAAATACGTATTTGATAATCATGTAATGTAATAAGTTTTTGACCATCAATAGGGTGAACAATATAATAATATCTTTCAGCAAATGTAAGAACTGACTTACCTGCTTCAATAAATTCAAGGCATTGCTCTTGTGTCAATCGAAGTTTTTGATTGGGACGTTTTAACTTAGAATTGTTATTATATTGAATCGGCATGTTTAAGGCTCAGGTTAAATAATCTCCATAAAATATTTATTCCACCATACTTACTATAATCTACATGTTTGTTTATATCTAAAAATTCATGATAAAATCGTTCATTTCCAATTAAATTAATATAATCTTTGGACCACTCTCTATTTCGGTCAGGATGCAAATAATAAGGTAAAACTTCTAAATGTACTCTTGGATGTCTCAAAACATTTTTACAAAACTCTGAAAATTCACCTCTTGTATCATTATAATTCAATGATGTTGCAATAATAATTTTTGGAAGACAAGAAAAGGATGCCAATATACACATCCACAAATCTTGAATATCTATATGAAATGCAAGTTCATCAAATATTACAAAGTCTAAACTTAACCCTCTTGTTCTATCTTGATTTAATATACAAATTTGTGAATCATTTTTAAAAGTTATTTGTGTTTTATTCCAAGTTTTAATATCTAATTTTTTATTAATTGGTAAAGATTTATAAATTTCTCTCACAAGATCCAACCAATGAATTCCATGGGTCAAATGTATTCCATAAAATCCAATGTTACTATTTGGACGGGTAAATACATACCATAAAGCATAAATGGCATTTAAGGTAGTAATACCCATTTGACGGGATTTTAAAACGAGTGTTATCCTATCTTTTTCATATTCATCTAATAAGTTTTTTTGATATTCTAAAGGTTTACATCCGACAAGACCATACATAGGATGGGTTAACTTAATTCCATCATAAAACGTATAGATATCCATGTTATTCTTCTTTATCGTCTTCTACTTTTTCGGCTGAGCCTTCAATTTCTTTAGGCTTATCATCTCTTTCAAATACATTATTTTCTTCAAGCATTTTTAATAAATCGGTTGTCGTAACAACCATGACAACATTATTATTATTTCCATTAATCAATGCTTCATTACTATCATATTGCATTTGTACTTTCTGTTTATCAATTGCAACACGTTCCTTATTAGTGTCAATTTTTTCCATAGCATCAATAGTATGTGTCAAAGATGACATAAGAGTTGCAAAACATTCAGCCCCTCTTGCTGACGGATTGTCTTCAATTTCATGTTTCATCTGTAAAAGAACTTCCATACCTTCAGCACCAACAATTTTTAACATTTCTTTCTTGTATTCTTCACCATCTTTAGCTTGTAAGTTTTTAATACGAGATTTGAATTTTTTAGCATATGCATCTCGTTCTTCTTGACGTTCTTTAGCTTTTCTAGCTTCATCATCATCAAAGGAACCATCATCAGAACCAATATTAAGAATGTCAATAATTGATTTGGGAAGCTTTGGGTTTTGATTTTGATTTGTCATGATTACACTCCATTATCATCAAAATCGTTTTCGTTTGGATATTCCTCATTTGGTATCAATGCACGATTCTCAAGTAAGACATGTGTCTTGGCTTGATATGTAGATCGATAACTTCTTACACGTAGTGTACCACTTTCGTTCGAAATTTCTTGGTTATATAAAGAATATGTCCCATCTCCATTATCATCAACATCAAAAACGACTCTTGGAGGTTGTAATATTTGTTCACAAAGATCTTCTGGCAAGTATTGTGGATCCCATACAGGCTTTTCTGGTGGTTCATCATTACAATTTCCTTGAACACATGCTCTAAATGTGTCAATTGGATTTTCACCTTCACCACTTTTCATTGTTGTATTAGCATATTCCCAATGTTTTGCCATTAATTCATATTGTTCAATATCATCTAAATGTCTCAAAAAAGTCTGTGTTTCAGCAGCAATGACAGAATCTGCATCACCTTCAGCTAAAATAATAGCATCACCTTGAAATGGTATTTTATGACAAGGAACATTTGCAATTTTAATAGCAGAACAAATGATTTCTGGTCGAATTTCAATAGGTTTATATAATACTGTTTCCATTGTAAACGAATAGTTATGCATAATGACTCGTCGTTCTTTTTCACCAAATTCAAAAACAACATTTGGAACAATATTGTCTAAGGTTATTTTTGATTTGTGTTCAATACCAAAATTACGCTCCTTAAATGATACATGATCTTGTGGAGCATACCACACTGCAATATTTTCAAGTAATTGATGTGCATCAATCATGTATTTTGACCATACAGTCATTTCAAATGTCAAATTCCATGGTACTGGCTGAATATCTGTTTGGAAATTACGTATTGTTCCTGTTTCTGTTTCAACATATTCAATATTTAAATGTCGTCGTTCAAATTTACCTCTCATGCGGTTTGGATCCCAAGTTAAACCCGCTAAATTGATACTAATACGAGGTAAATAATTTTCAGCTTGCGGATCAACATCATTGACATCACTTTGTTCAAGAATAGCACCTATTTTTTCTTGTGCTGTCAATGTCATTGGAACATCTTTTACACCAATAATTTTTTTCTTTTGAGGATCAAAAACCCTCACTGTCATATTATTAAACTTATCTGCAAATGCTGCAATCGATGTATGTAAAGACTTCGGATAAAAGTATGCCTTCATCTATATTATTCTTTTGCTTGTGCAGCAGCCTTTTGTTGTGGTGTACCCTTTTCACTTCCTGGTCCAGGAACTGGTTTTTTCTCTTGTTTAGGTCTACCAAATTGAGCTTTATTTATAAATTTCTCATATGCTTCACCGGAAGCTGGTACTTGAGCAACTGCTTGTTGTTCGTTTTTATTAAAGAATCGTCGTCGCCATCCATCTTGATTTGATTTCGTGACTCTTGCTTTATTTTTTTGGACCAATCTTAGTAATTTTTTCACAAATGATCTACTTTCTTCTCTCCATGCAGTTACACCATTTGCAATCATTTTATCTATTAATATAAATGGAAGTAAACCTTGACGATTTATATCCTTAAAAATTTCGTTTCCCATTCCTCTTGCTTCAATTTCTCTCTTGAATTGATTTTGAAGAGCTTTAAAACCGCCTTCATCCATAAGAGGTGGAGACATACGTTTCTTTAAAGCTTGTAATGCTTTAAAAGTACGCTCTTTGCCCATATTAATAGATCTAATAACCTTTTCTGCAGGACTAGCTTTTCCAGCAAGTGGATTTATTTTTCTTTCTTGCCCTGCTATTCGGAGTTCATTTAGTTTTTTTTTACTCTCGTTCATTCGTCTTACGTTATGGGCATAATCTTCTGGAAGTTCTTCAAAATCAATTCAAG